ACAAAAGCAGGCAATTGACATGTTGGTCGAGCGTGAGGAGTATGCAAAGGGTGATCCGGACCGCAAAAGTTTGGATCAGATTGCAGAGGAGTTAGACACTGTGCGCAAGACGATTTACAACTGGCGCAATACCCCTGTTTTTCAAGAGGCACTGGCAGAGGCGAGTCGCGAACGGTTAGCTGTGCTAGCACCTAAGGCATATGGTGCAATGAGTAAACTCATGAGCGGCGCACAACCGAGTACAAAAGCGCTCGACTTGTATTTTAAAACACAAGGTTGGATTAAAAATGAGCAGTCCATCGACCTAACAACTCGGTCGAGAGACGATGCCGACTTAGAGGCTGAGATTGAACGGTTAACAGGGGCATCGAAGCCAGTGAATACTGATGAGTGAGTTTTTGCCTCGTGCTGAGCGTGCCGAGCGTATTGCGCTGCTTGAGCGCCATGCCAACGCGCTGATGCAGTTGAAAAATGAAGGGAAAGCAACTACAAGCCAGCTTGAAACGTTGCTGACTGACCTGAAAGAGCTTGAGCAGTTGCGGCGTGTACACCGAGCCGAACATGATTTGCTGTACTTTATGTATGAATACTTTAGTGAGGACTGCAACCCCGAGAACACAGGCAACTTGATTCCTGCGGGCGTGTCAATTGATGACGCCGCGGACTTCCACCGCCAACTGTGCGATATGTTGGACGATGTAACGACCGGCAATGTGCAAACCAACATCGGTTGGGCGGTGCCTCGTCAACACGCTAAAACAGCCTATTTAACAAACGGGTTTACTTGTCACCAAGCGGTTTACCGTCACCGCAAATACATTGTAGTGATTTCGGAAACAACAGACATGGCGAGTGATTTCATTGGCTGGGCAAAACTTCAGCTTAAGTTTAACGAGAAGTTGCGAGCGGATTTTGGTGAGCTGCTATATGAGCAACCAAGCCGAAACGAAAAGGACAATAAAGATGAATTTATCACACTTTCAGGAACAAAAGTTGAAGCAAAAGGAACCGGGCAGCAAATGCGTGGGCTTCGTTTCTTAAACACACGACCCGACCTATTCCTGCTTGATGATCTCGAGTCAAACCAGAATACGAACACGAAGGACTTGCGCGAAAAAAAACTTGCATTGGTTCCAGTCTGAAATGCTACAAGCAGCGGATAAGGACGCATTGTGTGTGTACATGGGAACAATCGTGCATTATGATTCGCTATTGAACCGTGTTGTCACAAAAAGTCGTGAATTTAAGTCTCAAAAGTTTCCGGCGGTTCTCGCTCACGCAGAAAACCAAACTTTGTGGGCGAAATGGCGTGCGATTTACCACGAAGACAGCCCGACGGCTAAAGAGACGGCAGACGAGTTTTTCGAGCAAAATAAGGCAGAAATGCTGAAAGGTTCTCAGGTTTTGTGGGCTTCTCGCTACGACTATAAATATTTTATGGAGAAGCGCGAGGAAATGGGCGCTAAAGCGTTTAATCAAGAGTACATGAATAACCCGATCGACGAAGAGTCGCAGGTGTTTAATCCTGACGACTTTTTTTTATTACTCGGAAAAAGAACTTAACCTTTCGCAATGTGATCTGTTTGGAGCAGTTGACTTTGCAATGGGAAAAGAAAAAGGGGACTACTCCGCGCTTGTTACAGTTGCTAGGAAACGTGACACAGGCATCTGTTATGTAGTTGATACATATGTTGAACGAGTTAAGCCAGACAAATTTATGCAGGTCATCATCGACAAAACATTGCAATTTCAATACGAACGGTTAGCAGTCGAAGCCCAACAAGCGCAAGAATGGTTTGCGGACAAGCTTGCCGAAGCACTGAAAAAGCGAGGCTATCCGTCCACAACGCGGCTTGCAAAAGTGAAGCAGAAAACACGCAAGGCACTTCGGATTGAAGCAATGCTACCGGATATTGAAGCCGGAAATGTACGCTTTTTAAAGTCGCAAAGATTGTTGCTTGAAATGCTTGAATACTATCCGAACCACAACCACGACGATGCGCCCGACGCACTTGCCGACGCATTGAAAATCGCAAATACAACGTCAAAATTTCAATTTATTCAGCGGCGAGGTTATCGCTAAGGAGGTGATCAATAATAGTACTACTTGACACAAATTTAATTACGCAAGAAAACATTGAAAAAATGATTAAGTCGCCGTTCATGCAGGCGATCGGTAAACAGGAGTTCCAACGTCTTCAAAAACAAGTTGATGCTTATAATTATTATAACGGCTATCAACATCGAGACCCCGAAAGTGGGCAACTTGTAAAAGCCAGCGAATTGGCACGTCCTCCAGGCTTTGACTACGATCCGACACGGTTTGAAGTAAACTACTTTAAGCGCATGATTGATGCAAAGGCGCAGTGGCAAATGGGGGGCGATCATGGAATCAGCGTGTCCCCCAAAATTATTGACCCGCCTGAAGAGCGACTGAAACCCACTTATCAGCCATCAAAAGCCCAAGAAGCGGAGGATAAGCGTGCAAATGTCTACGAGCAACTTCTTTACCAGTTGTGGCGTGATAATGACATGCGATCTGAATTATTGTCGGCGGCTAAGGATCGCTTAATCGCCTCTAGGGTTGCCGTTAAAATTGTGTTTAACCCTCGAACAGGCAAGTTGCAATGGGTGTGGCACCCAGACACGGAAGTGTTCCCCGTTTACAGCAATGATGACTACCGAGAACTAGTCAAGCTGAGTTTCGTTCGATCTGTCGAACTGTACGACGAAAACGAAGAAGAGGTTGAGTTGATTAAAAAGCAAACCTTTGAGCTCATCGAAGGAAAATGCTATCTAACGGAAGGCTACTACAACGAAGCGCTTGAGCCTGTTCAAGAATGGGCAAAACGAGAACCAATTGGGCTTGATTTTATCCCTGCTGTTTTAATTCCAGTTAAAAGTTTGCTAGAAGCTCACGTTGGCGACACGACTGAACTTGATGACATGCGAGAGATTACGGACCGACTGAACCAATTGAACGAAGACGCTGTTGACTCGCTGCGTTTTGAAATGTTTCCCGTGACATATTTCAAAAATGTTCCAGAAAACATATTAAATAAAATTGACATTGCACCCGGCGCAGCCGCTGCTTTAAATTCTGAGGGAGATAAGTCGCCTGACGTGTCTAAGTCAGAGTCGTCTTTTACATATACTACAGCTTTAAACGATACATTTAATCGCTTAAAAGGCGCCTTGCATGAAGTCACTTCATTACCTAACTTTTCCGCACAAGACTTAAATTTCGGCGGAATGAACGCAGAAGCCCTTCAAATTCTGTTTCATGACATTATACAAGATACAGAAGAGCATTGGCATATTTGGCAAGTTAAGTTGCAGGAATTACATCAGAAGTCAATTAAATACTTACAAGCTCGTCTTGGTCATACGGCATTTGGTTATGACAAAGATGTTGTTAAAGCTATCGGAGAAGATTATGAGAGCGAAATTAAGTTTGTGCTCCCACTTCCTGATAACCGCAAAGAATTAGTTGAACTCCTTGCTGACGAAGTAGACGCCGGGTTTGAATCTGTTGCAGGCGCTATGAACCGACTAGGCGTTGAAAATGCTTCCGCAAAGAAACAAGAGATACAAGCAGAAACACTTGAAAAAAAGGCGTTCAGAAGACGTCTACAATTTAAATAATCCGCCAACCGAGGCGTAAAACGAGGAGGATTCATTGAATGAGTGAACAAGAAGAAGTAAAAGAGGTTGAACTTAACGAACAAAACTCGACTGACGAGTCGTTAAAACCGGAAGAACAAAACGAACAAGTTGTGGTTGAGAAAGTCCCATATGATCGTTTTAAATCTGTGAATGACGCAAAGAAAGCGGCTGAACAGGAGCTTGAGCTATTACGCTCACAAATTGCCGAGCAAGAAGCCGAAAAAGCGAAAGAGGAAGGGCGATTTAAAGACTTGTATGAAGCCGAAGTTGCAAAACGTGAAGCTGCTGAAAAAGCTAAGACTCAACTTGAGCTCGATCATTTAAAAGCAGAGGGGCTTGCAAAAGCAGGATTTACAGGGGAAAGACTTGAAAAAGCCAAGAATTTTGTTGATGGCTCGTCTCCAGAAGAAATTCAAAGTAAAATTGCTGAATTTTCGGAACTTATCCCCACTGAATCATATATTGACCCTTCCGTAAATGCACCGGGCGGTCAAAAAGTAAATACACAGACAAGTAAGGATAAAGCAGAAGAAGTTGGCAGAGAAGCCGCTCGACGCTTTTTCAAGAAAAAATAAGGAGGAACTAGATTGCCAATTTACACACCAAAAACTAGCCGTACTGAATTTAAAGGCGGTAAAAATATTCTAGCAAGTGAGCACTTCACTTTTATCGAAGCAGGAGCAACACTTGATGCTACTAAGTTTGGAGCTAAGTATGTAGATGTAGGAACTGCCGTTGCACAAAACGCAACATCTGGAAAATGGGAACCTTACGAAGATGGGGCAGAAGGAGCACCTACCAACTATGCAGATTACGGTATCCTAAATGTTGACTGGAATGCTGACGGAGTCAATGATGGCATTGTTGGGGAGCTTATCACTCGAGGCTCAGTTTATGAAGCAAAACTTGTCGGAGTGACTGACACATTTAAAGAAAAAACACCAGAAATTCGCTATGTAAAGGAGATTAAATAATGCCCGGAATAACACATATTGAACAATTTCAAAAACCAGCAATGCGGGGTCTGATTGACGAAAGCGTGAAAATACGCGAGGAAACACCAACATTTGCCGACGTATTTTTGCCAAACGAGAATACCTTCAGCACAAAATTTGCATACGATATTGTTAAAACAAATCGCCATTTGGCAGCTATGATCGGGTTTGGTGCAGAGCCTCCAGTAATGGATCGCGACGCTGTAGCAAGTAAGATGGGTGAGTTAACAAAACTAGGTATTAAAGATATTGCAACAGAAGAGGAATTATTAGCTCTTAATCAAAGTCGTAACAACTCTGAACACGCTGAATTAATCGAAAAACTTCAACGCAAAGCCATCAACGTATCAAATGCGTTGCTTGATCGAATTGAGTTAATGAAACTTGAAGCTCTAACTACAGGTGAGTTCCATTATAATCACAACAATGTCAAAGTCGACTTTGATTTTGGCGTACCTGACGAACATAAAATTGTTTTAACAGGAGCAAACAAGTGGGACAATTCTGACCATGATGCGCTTAGTGATCTTTTAAACTGGAGCGAGCAATTTTCAAATACAAACGGACGTAGCGCTTCTAAAATTATTATGCCGCGAGAAACTTTCTCATTATTAGCTAAAAATAAGGTTATCATTTCTGAAGCACGGCCTAACACACAGGCCACACGTGTAAGTGAGTTAGAGGTGAAAGAAGTTTTAGGGCAATTCGGATTGCCAAATTTAGAAGTTGTTACAAATCGCAAAATGACAGTTCGTAATCTTTATGATGGAAAAGATGAAGTGAAAGAATTCTTCCCCTCAAACCGTGTTATTTTTGTAGCTGACGGAGTCGGAAAATTCTTATTGGGACCAACTGTAGAAAATGATTTTAAACCAGGCATTGTAGTTGACGCGATTGACGAACGTAGCCCAATCCGCTCGATTTTCGAAGGTGTCGCGGCAGGGTTCCCAGTACTCGAAGACCCTAAATTACTTCTTTTTGCGGACGTGAAATAATGACAAAAGCCATTGTAATTAAAGGTCAAGTTGACTACAAAAATGTGGGGGAAGAGGTTGAGCTAAGCGAGGAAGACTTAGCTCGACTTGTTGCCAAGGGTTTTGTAGAAGAAAAAGAGGAAACAAAACCAAAAGCACTACCTAAAAAAAGAAAAAAGCCCCAAAAACTAAGTAAGGAGGGAATTCATGGCGACGCAAGACGAACTAACTAAAAGACTTGAACTTAAATTCAAAGAAGTTCCGAACCTAACACCGGAAACAATTAAGGGGTGGCTTGACGATGCGTTAGCACAAGAAGGCTATGCGTCGTCAGAGTCTGTCCCTGCTGACAAAATCAATGCTGTGCTACTGACAGCTCAAATTTCAGGGGTTGAAGAGCTCGCTATTAATACAGCACACTATTTTAATTTCAGTGATGGCGAGGAAAGTATTACGAAAGCGAATACCTCAAAAAACTATCTTGATATTTTAAGTGTTCTAAGAAGCAAATACCAGCGACTTTATGCCGGAGACAACGCATTTCGAGTAATGAAAAGGCTTGATAGACTATGACAATTGATGCTTTTTTTTGAGTCTTTAATTGAGGAATACAAGAAGCTAAATACTCAACAATCTAAACAAACAATCCAACAGATAGAAGCGATTAAGCCAAAGGTCTTTGAAGTACTTGTAAAGTATGCTGATAAAGACGAAAATATTCCCCGATCAAAAAATAGATCAATAAATCGTGAATTAGAAGCAATGTTGCCTGACTTCCACAAAGAAGTTTCTGACGCGATTGAACAGGTTATTAATGAAACAACTTCATGGACAACGGATAAAGTAATTGAATTTTTTGCCGTTACTTTTGGAGTATCACTAATTGCCACAAGTACAAAGGAAGCTTTAAACAAAGAAGTCATCAACAATGTATATAAGTATCGCTGGCCAAATGGTACAAACTTGACGGATATTCAATATTGGCATGCACGCGACATACTTGACTCAATCCGCCAAGCTGTAAATACGAAAAGCAAGGCTGGATTGTCAGAGGCACTCAAAGAAGTAGAGAAGGTACTTAAAGCTAATCGCTGGAAAACAGAAAATATCGTCAAAAGTGATGGTGTTAATGCTTATCGTGAATCAATTATTGAGAATGCTAAAAAAAAGTAAATACGTTGAAGCTGTACATATAACAGAAGGAATTCACCACTCGCCAAAATGTGTTGCGTTGGCACACGCAGACCATTATGGACTTGGCGAAGGTGTTTATCTGCCTGACACCAGTTATCCAATTGATCGTCCTCACCCGCGTTGTACTAGCTATTTGACCTATGTTATGAAACCAAGAAAGGACGGGCTATTTGATGATTACTGATGCAGACAAAAGATTTATGAAAGCTGCACGACAGGATATGTTGGCAGGTCGTACTTTTGAAGTTTTGTTGATGCCTTCTGAAATAATGGGCTATGACCCTGATACTAATGAACCAATTCCAATGCCACAAAAACCGAAATCGGTTAAGGCACACGTCACTGAATCCACAGGTTATGGTGCTGTAAATGAGCTTGAGTTAAACAACGGTATCATTCAAAAAACATATGACATTAAGTGTGATATCGCAATTGAAGACTGGATTGAGTGTGAGCAACTAAATTACGAAGGCAATGTGTATAAGGTTGTAGGGAGCCCCAAAAAAGGGATCGGAGTTCGGAATCGTGTTGAGGTTTATGGGGAGTTGGTGCACTAATGAAATTTGATTTTAGAGTGGATATCTCAAGCGCTTTGAACCGAAAACTTTCAGCAAAAATTTATGAAAATGTAGTAGCAGAAGAAGCTGAACGACAAGTGCATCAATCAGCGAGTAAAACAGCACGATATGCACCTAGAAAAACAGGTGCGCTTGCAAATAGCTTTCCTGCCTCTGTTTCGAAACAAAGCATGACTATGTGGCAATATGGTAGTGAGCTACCTTATGCTTCAATTCAGGAGTTTACAAACCGTACAAAGGCTGGTTTCGTTCGGAAAACTGTGCAAGAAGATCGACCTGCTTTTATTTATACGTTGCAACAACGTTTGAGGAAAGTTGGTAGGTAATGGCACTTAGTAATCAAATAATTATCAGGGATTTTATAGAAAAACTACTTCAAGTTGAGGTTCTTAACTTATATGACGGTCTAGAGTTAACCCCAAAAATGAAACCACTAATTATCGTACAAAGCCTAAATGATGCTTTAGTCTACGGAAGTAAAACAAAGTTAAAGGATTCTGTTCAACAAAGTGAGTTATATCAAATAATTCTATACCCGCTGACTTCTCGTCAGCAAAAAGAGTGGAGCGAATCAATAAAAGATGCGCTCATTTTTCATGAGTTCGAAGAGTTCGAAGTAGAGGACAGCATTAGCGTTCAAGAAGTTTATGCTGAGACAGCTTCTGACGAATTAAACAAGCATCGCGCTTTTATTAGCGTGACTTTATTAAACAGAAAAAGTAGGAGGAATTAAATTTGGCATTAGAATATCAAGGAGCAGATAAGATATATATCGTTGCTATTCCGGGTGCGAATGGCGAAACATATATGCGCCCATTTAATCAAACAGACGGCACAACATCAATTGAAGCTGATGATGTAGAACTTGAGACAAAAGACAAGAGCGAGACGGCTTACGGTAAAATTTCGCAAACAGTCAGTTTTGGTCAAATTATGACAAAAGGCGACCCGGCATACCCGTACTTGAAAAAAGCACTTCGCAATAAGCAATATGTGTCTATTGTTGATTTGGACAAAAGGACACTCGAAGGCGAGCAAGGTACATACAAACTAAACAGCTACGAAGAAGATAATGGCGTAGGTGATAACGTGTCAATTTCGATCGAAGCGTCTCTTTCTGGTGACGTGAAAGAAATTAAACTCACGACTTTACCAGATGGTGCGCCAGAAAATAATGCTGATGAAGGCGCTACACCGCCATCTCAATAAAAAAGATTTGGCATATGATTTATATTAAAAAAAATCGTCGCGGGACGTTAACTCAGGAGGATATAAATGACTAAAAAAACTAATCGAGTGACCTTCGCTCTGAATGAAAAAGAATATGAACTTAAGCTAACCTTTGATGCAATTAATTATATGAACAGTATCGAAGACGGAGGAGCGCTAGCCTTAATTGGTAAGGTCATGATGGGTGATCTTGGTGTGTACACACATATTGTTTATGCAGGGCTACTTCATACAGGTGAGGGCATCAGTTACAACACTGTCAAAGCTGAAATTAATAATAAAATCGAGGCTGGAGAAATCGACTTAGATAAAATTTTGCACGACGGAAATGCTTTGGTTGCGAACAGTTTTTTCTTCAAGAAAACAGTAGACAAACTGATGAAGAACGAAGATGCAAAACAAGCGATGGACCAACTTCTGAATTAATATTTAATGTTGACGAATATATAAAAAAAGCGTGGCGTTACTTGCGATTGAAGCCAAGAGAGCTCCGCGAGCTAACTCCACGCGATTTTTATTTGCTTATGTCTGAAGAAGAAGAGTATAGATATGACCAAATTGAAGAGCAAGTCCGACAAGCGATATTTAATGAAAGTGCAGCACGCTCTAAGAAATTAAAACCAGAGTCGCTTTTCAAGCGTCCGACGGAAGAAGATCGCAGAGAAAAAGTAATGTCAGAGGACGAAAAACTTATTATTCAGCGGGAAAACGAAAACTTTCTTTCGAAGATTGATTTTAGCAAACTACAGAAGGGGGGTTAACGATTGTCAAATTTTGACATATTAGTTCGTGTAGGAGCGGACATAAATGATCTATCTCGAAAATTTAATCAGGCGCATAGTAGTGCTCAAAGTATGAGTAAGAATATTGGCATGGCCGGAGCTGCTATTGCAGCAACTTTTGGCGCTGTAAGTGTCGGACTTGTAAAGGGTATTGGGGCTTCAGTTCGAGCTGCGGCAGACTTTGAAAGCGCTTGGGCTGGCGTTGAGAAAACGGTTGATGGCAGTGCTACACAAATGAAATCTCTACAAAAAGAACTTTTAGCCATTACTAAAAATATGCCACAATCAACGAAAGAAATTTTTGCGGTTGCTGAAGCGGCAGGGCAGCTTGGAATAAAACGTGAAAATATAGCGAAATTTACCAAAACGATGCTCGATCTTGGTGTTGCTACAAATATGACAAGTGATGAGGCGGCAACAAATTTAGCTCGTTTGGCTAACATTACACAAATGCCACAAAAGAATTTTGACCGATTAGGAGCTACTGTTGTAGACTTAGGGAATAATTTTGCGACAACAGAAAAAGAAATTGTTGAAATGGGGCTTCGTCTTGCTGGTCAAGGTAAGCAAGTTGGTATGTCTGAAGCCAAAATTCTTGGATTAGCAACTGCAATGTCTTCTGTTGGTATTCAGGCCGAAGCCGGCGGTACTGCTATGACCATGGTCATGAAAAAAATCAACAATGCAGTTGATTCTGGTGGCGCTAAGTTAACTGGATTTGCTAAGTTGGCTGGTATGAGTGCCAATGAGTTTAAAATAGCATGGAAAAAAGACGCAGCAAGCGCACTGGACGCGGTTGTGCATGGCCTTTCTAAAAGTAGTAAGGAAGGTAAAAACTTAACATCTATTCTTTCTGATTTGGGCATTAAAGGCATACGTGAGTCAGACGTTTTACTTCGATTATCTGGTAACGCAGACTTGTTGACCAGCGCACTCAATACTGCGAACAAGGCGTGGAAAGATAATACGGCATTATTAAATGAAGCGAATAAACGTTATGCAACATTTGATTCTCAAGTTGGTATTTCAAAAAAAGTCATGACTGAATTCATGCGGGCGATTGGAACACCTTTGAAAGATGTGTTAGGTAAGTTACTACAATTCATTAATAAAATCGTCATCAAAATAACAGAATTTATTAATAGATTCAATGAAGCACACCCAACACTTGCAAAAGTAATTGCAGTTATCACTTTATTAGTGACCGCCTTAATGATTTTAGGCACAATTGTTGGATCAGCTATGGCTGCTTGGGCAGCTTTCGGGTCACAGATAATGGCGGTAATTGCAATGATTGCACCAATTGCAGGGGGATTAGGTTCCTTGCTAGCTCCCTTTCTTGCTATAGCTGGCGCAGTCATACTTTTAACCACTTTAATTATTGACTTCTGTAAAACAAACGAAACCATGAAGCGTATTTTAGATTCTATTGTATCTAAGTTTAAAAATGCTTTGATGCCAGCTGTTGAAGCCGTTAAGAATTTATTTGCAGCTATAAAAAAAGTTTTAACGGATTTTGCAAATGCAATGATAAATAGCGCGAAACAGAGCGCTTTATTTGTAAGTGTCATGAAGGTGGTTAATGGTGCTGTTTCTGGTGTAGTATGGCTGTTTGACAAGTTTGTGGGGGTAATTGCCTTTGTTGCGCAAAAATTTGCCGATTTTGTCAATAAATTAACTGATAGTATTTCTAGTATTGACGCAACCAAAGCTAGTTTTCAAGGCTTAGGGGACTTAATTAAAAAAGGTTTTGGACTAGCTGTCGCAGGTATAGTTAAATTGCTCCAAATAATGAGCCCTTTATTTGATCGCATTGGTGCGGCAATAGATAAATTGCTGCCTGGTTTTTCTAAATTTACGGAAAAACTAAAAATTATGGGTGGACAAGTCCTTCAAAAGGCAGCTCCAGCTTTTGCAAAGCTCAAAAGTGAAATGACTGAAATGTCTAACGGGGTTGTATCCAGGCTAAGCGCGGGTCTTGACTTTTTGGGAGGAGTTTTTGGAAAGCTCGGAGGTGTTTTGACTATTGTTGTTGCAGTCTTTACACAAATGGCTTTAGCTATGTTGGGTATAACAGGACCGCTTGGTATTGTAATTTCGCTTCTGGTGTCTTTTGTTGCGACATGGATTAAGACCGGAGACATGTCCGCAAATGGCATTACGAAAGTATTTACTGGATTGACCGATGTAATCTCCAAGGCATCTACTTATTTAGCACAAAATCTGCCCCGGTTTATTTCAATGGGCGTGGACATGATTGCGAATTTAGTTCAGGGTATCATGTCTAGTTTACCATCAATAATAACAGCCGTTGTCAGTGCACTTGGTGCATTTTCGTCAGCGGTATCCACTAGTTTACCAGTGATTGTAGAATCAGGCGTAACGGCTGTTACAACTTTCGCAGAAACAATTGCCTCAAACATTCCTTTGATTGCAGAAAAGGCTACCGAAATGATTTCAAGTTTTGCAAACAGCCTCATTAGTGGCATCGGTAGTGTTGCAGATGCAAGTAATCAAATTGGCGGAGAGTCCGTCTCTGGACTTGACCAGACGGAAGCGTCATCGAATAAAGGCGTCGAATTAATTCATGCTTTCGTGGACGCTGTGGCACGTGTTGCACCTAGCGTATTTGATGCTAGTGTGTCTATTATGACTGCTTTTGCAAAAGGAATAACGGACTTGCTTCCAAAACTTGTAACAGCGGTTTCAGAAATTTTAACGGCTTTAATTGGTGCAATTACTCAAAATCTACCGAAAATTATCTCGACATGGCTTAGTATTTGGACTGGTATTATAGATTCTGTTGTATCTCTATTGCCGGCGCTAGTTTCAACTATTACAAAATTAATCACGACAATTTTAACAACGTTAGTCAACGCACTTCCTCAAATTATAAATGCAGGCGTTCAAATTTTAACGGCTCTAATTCAAGGTATTGTAACGATGTTGCCTATGATTACTGGCACTATTACGAACATACTAACTGCCCTTATAGAAGTTTTAGTTGAGTCTTTGCCAAAAATTATTAATGCAGGGGTGCAGCTACTCATTTCGCTGATTCAAGGTATTGTGACTGTGATACCACAATTAATTGAGGTCGTCATGAACTTAATTCCGGTTATAGTTGGTGGGATTTTAGCCGCACTACCAATGATTATTGCGGCCGGCATTCAGATACTGACTGCATTAATCGGTGGATTGATTGAGGCACTCCCACAACTTCTAAATGCGGCGATCACTATTCTAATGTCTTTGATTGAGTGTATAATCACTAACCTTCCTTTAATTATTGACGCCGGAATTAAGATGATCACTTCTCTTATATCAGGAATCATTAAAATGCTCCCTGATATAATTGACGCAACAATTAAATTAATAACTACCTTGCTAGATGCAATTATTAAGAATCTACCTAAAATAATTGAGGCAGGTGTGAAGCTGCTTCTTGCTTTGATTCAAGGTCTTATTAAAGTATTACCACAACTTCTTCAAGCTGGATTTAAGCTGATTATCGAGCTAGGCAAAGCACTCATAAAAATGGCTCCTCAAATTTTAAGCGCAGGTGTTCAATTAATTTGGGCGCTTATCAAAGGACTACTTCAAATGTTGGGGCAAATACTTGCGGCTGGCGGGCGTCTAATCGTCCAATTGATTGGAAAAATTGGGTCATTTGCAGGTCAGTTGGTGGCAAAGGGTGCTGAACTTATCGGTAAATTTATTTCTGGAATAGGCAAGAAAGCTAAAGATGTACTATCAGAGATTGGTAAGCTACTAAAAAGCATGGTAGAAAAGTTTAAACCTAATACGCTTTTAAATGCTGGAAAGGCTATTATTGATGGATTCCTAGACGGACTAAAATCATCGTTTGAAGGGGTTAAAAACTTTGTTGGAGGAATTGCTGATTGGATTAAAGATCATAAGGGTCCAATTAGCTACGATAAAAAACTCTTGATACCGGCCGGTCGGGCTATTATGACGGGTTTAAACAAGGGACTTGGTTCTGAGTTTAAGAGTGTAATGGGCACTGTTATGGACATGAGCGCAACAATTAACAAAGCTGCAGAAGGAAGCATTAACAATATTCGAACTGGTCTTGAAAGTGGTTTAAATGGCGCTATTGGAGCATCTGTTGCATCCTCAGTTGATGCAAATGTAACCAGCGGAGGTCTTGCCGATCTGATTGGCTCTAAACTTGAAGCATTGGGTGATCGCATAGACGGAATGGAAGTTTCAATTGACGGCAAAAAAGCAGGTCAAATTGTGGCGCCGCATGTGAGCGAAGCAGAAGCTAAAGCGCAACGCTATCAATTTAAGGCGAGAGGTATGCAGTATTAGAGGAGGCGTAGAATGAACGAAAATGAATTGACATACTTTGTTTTTAATGGACAAAGTAGCTTAGATTTTGGGTTGGCAGTTCGGGAGCGCGCTCCTTATACTGCGCCAGAAAAAAATATTGAACTGATTGAGCGCCCCGGACAAAACGGAGCGCTTATGATCGATAAGGGGACATTTAAACTGGTAACAGAAGAGTTGCCAGTTTATTTGTTTGCAAAAGATCGCACGCAAAGAAACATACGCGAAGAGGCTACAGAACTGTTTAATTGGTTAAAGTCACCGAGTGGTTGGTGTGAGCTTTATTATAGCGACGACCCTTACCACCTAATGCAAGTACATATTGCGAGTGAACTTTCGTTTAATGAAGTCTTTTACCTTTTCTATGTGGCGAAGGTACGTTGCCATTTACTCGAAAGCCTGAACGCTGGAACACTGATGGGCTCGCTGTACGTGAAATAACTAAAAAAGGCGATATTCTTTATAACCCCGAGTTATTTAAGAGTGCTCCTGCAATAACTGTTCACGGGAGCGGTGATATTACGCTTTACATCAATAATCAAACAGTTGTTTTAAAAGGCATTAGTCAGCCAATCACGCTAGATGCACAAATGCAGAATAGTTACACAAAGCCAAACGGTGTTATTACACCAGCTAATAGCTCAGTGCTAAACCCTATTCCGACACTTGATCCCGGCGACAACTTGTTTGACTGGATCGGAAACGTGACGAAGATTGAAGTTATACCGCGCTGGTGGACAATATGAGTTATCCGATTTTATACCGATCAGATGATATAGAGTTATTGAAAGGTATTGTACCGAAGCACCATGGCATCGGGATCTTAACTCGTATTAGCTCGCCAGTTGTGTCTGAGGAACGGCAGGCAGCATTTACGTTAGAATTTGACTATTATGCACCAATCGAAACAGACGAAGACTACAACATACAAAAAGTGATTTTCGATGAACTTGTGAAGCATAATGTCATCAAAGCAAAGCCAAACGACTTCGACGGGGACAGACTATTTCGCATTGAAGATGTTGAGTTCGACACCATAAACAATTCTAAAAAGGTCACTGCTACAGTCATTGCACAAGCTGACTTAACAGCAAATGCGTTTCAAAAAGTGGACATTACAACGACGACACCATCGAATGCTTTTAAAACCATGGTAGAAAAGTCTGTAGTGCCAACTCCTTATACCGCATGGACAGATATTACTGAAACTAGCAACTTCACGCAAGAATACAACAATGTATTAAATGCCATTGCTGGTTCAGAAGGTTCGATCATTGATACGTGGCGCACTGAAATTGAATGGGATAATTTTACTGTACGGTTTTGGAAGAATCGAGGTAAAAACAGAGACGTTCGTATCGCCTATAAGAAGAATTTGACTGGTTTGAACATGACTACGTCGGGCGACATTACAACACGTATTATCCCATTTGCCAAAATCGATAATGGCGACGGGTCCACTCGTGAAGTTACTCTTTCAGAAGTAGTTATTGACGCCGAAAATATTGATGAGTTCTTTCAACCGCTTGCTTTGCCCGTCGATTTTTCGCAGGAAATGCAAGATGCGGGCTATACGTCTGAAGCACAGCTTCGTACATTAGCAAAGGCTTGGTTTGAAAAAACGGGCAATAATCAGCCAAAAGTAAACATTGAGGTTGATTTTATTCAACTTGCTCGCACAGAAGAATATAAAGAGTATGCTGCACTCGAACGTATTGCACTATTTGATACTGTGCAAGTATGGCACGATGATTGGGGCATCTACTTAGATGCACGAGTAAGTAAGTATCAGTATGACCCAGTCGAAGAACTTTACATTTCAATGGAGTTAGGCGATGCTAAATATTCGTTAAGTAGTCGAGCTACAAGTGATGCTGAGACGAAGCAGCAACTTGAAAACAAGTTCAATAATATTCACGATTTCATTAATCTTGCAATTGACAAAGCCACTCAAATAATTACTGGGAACGACGGAGGCTATGTGGTTCTTTATCCGCCAGGCAGACCCGCCGAAATATTCATCATGGACACTGACGACATGAATACAGCTAAGCAAGTTCTTAGATTAAATAAGAGTGGGATTGGATTCAGCAGTGATGGCGTCAATGGTCCTTACAAATCAGCGTGGACGCTCGACGGTGCTTTTAATGCTGACTTCATCACTGCAGGAACAATTCAAGCGATAGATATAAAAGGTGTAAACATCACCGGTTCAAAAATACAAGCTGACGAATTCAGTGCAATCGTCGATAAAATGGTGCCGAACCCATCCGGCGGAAATTGGATAAAACAAGGTGAGGGGCGCTTTACAGTAAATGGTGATAGCCTCTTATTTGAGTTAAGGAATGCGAGCGGAACTATTATAGGTAAACTCATCATGGATTATGGTGGCTACTATATATTAGATAATCAGGGTCGTCAGGTTGGCGGAGTATCTGACGAGGTCGTAACATCACATGCTATCTCAGTTCCACCTTATGATAGGCAAGGTTGGGGACTCGCCGGTTTCTACATTGGCGTCGATACGACAAATAGTGGTGAGCTTCGTATTGTAGATAAAAAAGGGCTTCCTAACTCTGGAGCTGATCCAAATAATTATATTTATGGTAATGTGCGAGCAAAAAGCTTTATTCAACATTCATCTGAAAAAGCAAAAAGTGATATTAAGCCTATTGAAGAAGCGGAGTTTTTTGTGACTTCTGCTGTTGAAATGATTATGAGTACAGGGCTGTTTGAGTACCGATATGGCAATAATGACGACCTACAGATAGGCTTCATCGCAGAACAGACGCCACGCCCACTATTAGCCGAAGATGGTAAAGGCATCGATATCTACAAAGCAGTTGCTTATTTATGGCGCTATGCTCAAGAAGCCATTAAAAAAAATCAACGGTTAGAAAATAAGTTGAATAATATTGAAGAACGACTTGAAAAATTAGAAAGAGGTGGTGCTAATGGAGCTTGTTAGACCAATTCCATACAGATTAGATTTAAACACTGCTGTTCGAGCAAATCCTCGAATTGTGGGAACTGTGGGCGATAAGGATTCGTTAACACTTGAAGTCACATTGACTGTCAATAGTGTGCCGTTTGATTTAACTGGCTGGAGCGTGTACTTTAAAGCGTTATTGCCTGACGATGAACACTTTGTGCTAGATGATTCAACAATAATTGATTCTGACCCAACAACAGGAAAATTTTCTTACACGTTTGTGCAAGAAGCATTTAGCTTTCCAGGCACCGTTTATAATGCAAAATTTATGCTGACTAAGGGAAGTACACCGGACCAAATTACGCACAGCTTTGACTTCAATTATCAAGTTAAAGCTGACCCGATCCAAGGTAAATTAGAAGCTTCAAGTTTTGTTAGTGATTATGAGCGTTTTAAAGAAGAGATTAAAGAAATGATGCAGGATAGTTTGACGAACTCCGCAAAAGCTTTAGAAGATAGTCAAAATGCCGTTGAGCTGTCAGCGAAAGCAGAAACAGAGCTCGCGAAGTTGCGAGACGAAATCGCAAAAAGTGGGTACGTCTCGAAAACAGGCGACAGCATGACCGGAACGTTAAACTTAGACGGTCAAAACGCTTTAACTATCCGATACGGTTCAATAAAGCATTATGTAGGTACTGGCCTAGCAAACGATACACAGATCACGTTTTCAATCGGCCATCAGAGCACCGGGCATCTACCAGAAGACACACTAACATACGTTATTGGCGGCGGGGCTGTAGGTGATTCGAGGTTTTCAATCACGGGTTACGCTAACGGGTATCTCCTCGGTTACGCACCAGCCGATTATGTATGGGGGCGTTCTGTTGTTAGCGGTGGGAATCCAGTAACTGCTAAAACTATAACGCCTAGCACCTCTTTAGCGATTCAGCGCGACGGGCAACTTACAAAATTTGTTGGGAATGTTCAAATTGATGGCGCCTTTCAATTCGACGTTAGTAATACATCAGCGGCGCCTATTTTTGACGCCTCCAAAGTTTCAGACACACAAAGCTGGGCTCGCGGTTTTGGGATAAGAGCTGGTAATCGGTTAGCTGAGTTCGGCATAAGTGGCAAGGGTAAAGTCGCGAATGTTTTATATTTTGGTTTTGGTGCTTCGCCTTGGGTCAAAGCGAACAGCCTATACATTGAATGGGAGACTAAAAAAGCTTTTCTTTTTGGTAACGAACTGGCAACAAAAGAACAAGCACTTTCCGATGCTAAAAACTATCTTGATCAATCTTTGACCGTCCAAACTGTTACCCTCACACCTAAAAATGGATTCGTCGCATCGAGAGCCCTAACAGCCCGTTATGTAAAAATGAATAATCGTTATCTCGTTATGCTAGGCGGCATTGTTGGAAAAGGAACCGGAACAGGGACAGGTATTTGCGCGACAGTACCAACAATACTACAACCCGATACTGATTGGAATAAGCTTTATAGCGCGGCTCAACAGTCCACTAGCGCATCTAATCAGGCGAATATTTATTTGGGTGGTTCGGGTGATATTAACATTGTGGCGGTGGGTGCTGTTGATGTTAATACCGGTCTTGATGGCATATCCTATTTTACGAAAGAGGTGACGTCATAATGTTTAAACAAGTGTTTAAGTTCGATGCAAGTGGCGTATTCGAACGTGATGATCTGTATTTTTGTGAAGATAACGAAGTGATGCCGGCAGGTTATACAACTATTGCGCCTC